TTTTGTAATAATTCAACAGTAGGCTTAGCTTTCGCAATAACATCCCTAGTTATAACATCTATTAACCCTACATAATATAAAGAATCAATCAATCTATTATCTGTTAATGCCGCATCTGCTCTTCCTATTGCATCTTTAATACCTATATCTATCTTACCACCATTACCTAAAGCAATCTGACGTAATTCATTATCAGCATATCTTAACTGAGTCATTAGTTCTTTATAATCACTAAATAAATATTCAGAAATTCCACGTCCAATGCCTCTTATTCTATGTTCTTTATATTCTTGAGCATTTACTATGATTCCATCTTTACAAATTTTAGACATTCTGATTTATTCTCCTACTATAAAGCTCTAATAACCCATAAAATAAAAGCATAATAAAGGTATTATTCTATATTATGCTTTTCTATTGCTATCTATTAGCTAATTTCTTATTACATTGGAGGCGAACTTGAAAGAGGTGGAGCTTCACTTAATCCACCACCACCTAACCCACCTAGCCCTCCAAATCCTCCTCCATCAGATTCACCAGGTAAAGCTTGTTCTGATTCTCCAGGAAGTGGTTCATCTTTAATTTCCTGAATTTCATCATCTTCACCAATACTTCTTAAATCATTCAAATTCATTTTATTCAAAGCTTCTAGCTCTTTTGTTTGAATAACTATATCTCTATTTTCTCTTTTAATACGACGCATTTCATCTTCGTACTCTAAACCTAATGATTTATAAACAGTATGTAATGATACCTTTCTTGGTTCCGCAGATAATAGCTGAGATATGTTTTGTATATAATCTCCCATGTCAAAAAGACTCATATGGTTCCATTCAACATCAGGAACTATTAAGATCTTTTCCCCATTTTTTCTTTCATAAAAATCATTTACTTTTGAAATAGGTGCAAATATTTTTCTTCTCAACCAGGAGCTTAACATATTTCTAAATGTCATATACCGTTGACGTAAGACATCTAAACTAACACCACCATTAGAATAAGTAACATCCCCACCTCCATCCATAATGACTTGAGGAGCCATTAACCCAATATATATTTCCTTTATTAATTGAGTAACATCACCTGAAATATCATAAATACCACTTGCTGATCCAACCTTCTCAACTGCTATTTTATCATGAGTAAATATTTTTGCATCTTTATCATATTGAGCATCTTCAAAAACATTTCTCCAAACCTGAAGATCTTCATGAGTAGGTCTAAACCCATCATCTCCACCAATTTTAACAAGAGTAAGAGGGTTAATCATATTATCAGCTTGAGCAAACTTACTTTCACGAAGTTTATCAAAAAGCATCAATTGTCTAAAACAAGCAACTGGAAGTCCAGTGCCTCTACTCTCATAAGGAGATATTTTCCTAGATATATGAGAAACATAAAAATTACTTAATGGTATATTCTGCCCCCTTCTAACGAAATCAACAATTCCAGGATCTAATTGCTGTCTTTGTTGGATATCAGAAGGTTTATTACTAGTGACAATTTTTTTTAAATTCTCATCTGGTCTTAAACTTATAATAGGCTCACCAGCAATAACACTTCTTTTAACATCAATATAATCAGGATTTTGTATTATTACCCTTCCCCACTTCCCGGAATGCTCATCAAACTCAGCATAAGGAAAAGCTTCCCCTATTGTCCAATATTCTTGTGCTATTTGAACACTAACATTCATTAAATCTATTTCATCAATCATGGTTTCAAAAAATGCACCCACCCTTTGATCTTTGCATTTTATATTCATTTTCGATATAGGATAAGTTGAATGCAAATTAATTGCGTTCTGAACTATAGGATTCAAGGCAAAATAACTTCTACACCAAGCATTAATTGTAGCTCTATCTCTTGGTAAATTTAAATTGCTATTCAACCATAACGGAGAATAAACCTCAGGTGTTTGATTAACCGTCCCCCCAGGTCCTTGATACCCACTAGCTACCCCACCAGAGCTTGAACCAAAACCATCAGCTACTTTTACAAATTCATTTTTTTTAGAAGATGAAATAACACTACCTGGACTGGATTTACTTTCAGAAGGAATAAAACTAGACTTACTTTCACCAGTAGAATATAATCCAGTAGAAATTTCATCCTCTAATCCTTCTCGCCTATATTGAGATACTCCTCTAGCCATATTAGCAGTAGCAGCCGGTGCTTCTCCTTTCTTTCTCAACAAATACAGCTCTGAATTAGATAATTTTGCCATAACATTCTCTATTTTTATATTATATCACTACATCCCTGGACAATAACCAATTATTGCTAATACTTTCTTCTTATCATTTTTATCAAGAATTCCCTTCTTATTATCTTTAAATCCACCAGTTATGTGGAATTTATAAGCTAAATAAGCATTAACTAAAGCCATCATCCCATCGTTTGGAGTATTACCTTTGACATACCTTCTTGTAACTTCATTAACAATATTGGTAGTAATTTTAACTTCCATACTTGCACAATGGTCTATTAGCCAAGAAATTCTATCAAAACCTGCATTAGGTGCGAGTTTAGAATCACGAACTCCCCCTAAAGGAAAACGAATCATTCCTCTTTTCATTATATTAAAAACTTCTTCAATATAATGTTCTCTATTAGCTCTTATTAAATGAGGAAATCCATCATTATCAAAACGAGGTTTATTAGCCAAACCTCCAACTAATTCGCATCCAAGAAATCTATCTTGATACTCACGATGCATATCTTCAGTTAACTCATGAGCGTATCCATAATCTCCAACAGCTTGTACTATGCTATACTTTCTCATTACTTCATGAATAAATTCCCTCTTATACTGGTTATCATTCTTTTTTATAATACTAGCGTAATCTATAAGTAATCTACCAGGACCATCCTCTCTCAAAACAACACAAGTACTATAAGATTTTCCACCAGCAGTTTTGGCTTCTGTTTTTCCCATAGCATCTTCATCATTTCTTTTACCCCAATCAAATCCAACGAACATCATAGCCCCTTCATTTCCTGGTATACTTGCTCTCATACATCTATCAGGATCCCCACACATTTCTATAATTTCTTCTTTAGATATAGGACCGGAATCACCAGCAAAGAACTCACCAAGAACCTCATTTTGATAAGCTCTTTCTGTATTTATAATACTATTTTCTGGTTTTTCAGAATCTATATCTTCCCTTGTAAATGTAGGGTTATAAAACTGGTTTATATGATATCCTACATACCCGCATTCATCCTCATTTCTACTAGATACCCATTTACCATTTTCTGCTGCTATTCTTTTATCTTGTTCATGCCCACATTTTGTACATTTTACAACGAAACCATGAATCCAAATTCTCTCCCATTCATCAGATCCAGGGGTGTATAATGGAAAATACTCTTTACATTTTTCACAGCCTAAATAGTAATAATTCTGTGAAGAATCCATCCACATCTCATAATATTTAGAACTTTTGCTTTTTGGTGTTCCAAAATAAACTTGAACACCTTTACCAGGTCTTCCGTATTTTGCAGTAGTTAAGGATTTATTAGAGTTAGCAATTGCTATTGCTGGAATATCCTGACACTCATCATAAAGAATAACATCAACTGTGCTACCTCTTAAACGGTCAGCATCCAATCCTGTTGATTCAATTCTTACAAAATTACCACCTTCAAATTGTTTATACTGTAAAGAATCACTAGTTTGACTATCTTTATCTAATTTAGATTCAATAATAGATATACTTCTATTATTTTTATTCCCAATTGACTTAGATGTTTTCATCATTGGGTTAAATTTTGTTTTAGCATATAAATGAACATGTACTAATGTTGGAAATGCGTGCATAACACGAATTGGAGAAGTTCCATTTCTACCAAACATCCCAGAAGCCATGAAATATAATTCAATAGCAGCTGCCATTGTAGTGGCACCAACCTGACGACCTTTTACCAAAACAATAGGTTTTGATTTTCTATCAACATTTAAACAAGTAGTTCCTATTTTACGATAAATATCAGCATATGGTTTATAACCATTTCCATTTATCCTAAAAGGATTCCCATCTAATGTTAGATTCTGCTCACAAAAAGACACAGGATCTATATTTGATATACCTGACTTTAACTGATCAAATATTTTTAACTGATCCAGAGCTTTATGCATTACTTCCTATTTGGTTCTAAATTAAAAAAATGATTATCCCCACTGCTGTCAGCCATATCATTACCTAAACCTACACCAATTTGAGTATTAAATGGTTCAGATGTAGTATTTCTTCTAGCATTAACTATAAAACCATCAATAAACTTGGCAGTATCATCATTCCAAACATCTTGTGGTTGTATTTTATATTTTCCCCCAAAAACATGAAGTAAATCATTTTGTAATTGTGGAATTGTTACGAATAAACCTCGACTATTTTCACAAGTATTTCTTAAATAAGAAATTATTTCTTCACTAATATTATACTTTACCAAACATTCTGGTACACTATTAGAATTAGCATAAGCATTAATATCAGCTGTTATTTTTTTTAACTGATCTTTTTTAGAAGCATTTATTTTTTGCAAATATGAATTTAACCCAGTTCTTTCTCGCATATCCAATACAGCATCTTCGACTGATGCATATCTTTGAGGATTACTTAATATATTATTAACACTATTTATAATTG